TGGAATCTTTACAGCAATACCAGTACAATACTCATAATAAGAAGCCTCATCAGGAGTAGCTGGTACATGAACTACGCTAACTGCAGTTAAATCTGCACCAGCATCACTTAAATTAGCATACGATGGCATTTTAGCATCAGGATGTAATTTCTTAAACTACACATAAACAAAATTCTTTGCTTTCTCTACACTTTCACTCATATTATTCAAATGCTAATTCTGTTTGTTTATTAACTACTGGTTTATATGTATTATTTCTATCATCAATTATGGTACCTGTTAAGATACCATCCAAAGCCATCATAGCATTACAAGTTGCTAATGCTAAGTGATGTACTCCAGATTCATCAATGTCATTCTTATCAGCATATGCTAGATATTGATTTAGATGCCTATGTAAAGCATCTAAATATCTAGTCACAGGCATACGTTTAGAATAGTTAAATTGTCCATATTTATCTAAACCAACTGTAAAACCTTTTGCTACTTCTAACAAAGCCTTTTGAGGTATACTAGTAAAACTAGGTTTACCTTTATCAAACTTTGTAGCCATTTCACTAATCTCTAAAGTGTTCATCTTTATAAATTTCAATATCTAAATTTGGTATACTCATAATCTCAGCATCTGGTTCTAAAGATGCACCTAAATCTTCCTCTAGTTTCTTCCTAGCTTCTTTAGTAGGATATAAACATTCTTTAATCTTCTTATAAACTATCTTAGTTCTATCATACTTTAAAAGCATATTTAATAGATTTTCTTTATAGTCCTCAGACATTTTAGAATATTTACCCTCTAAAAATTTATGATAGTCACTTATATATTGATGAGGTATATTCATCTTTATAATGTACCAATCAGTTGTAGATTTTTGTCCATTATAATACTCATCTGTAACTAATGTATCAAGTATCTTATTAAAACCTTGAATATCTTTCATAGGTTTCTTAAAAATTAAATACATTACATTATCAGATTTACCTACATAACAATTATGAAAATCTTCACCATAAAAGTCTAAAGGATAACCTAACATACATCTAACAAAAAGCCTTGCTTTAGTTAGTTTTGAATAATCAAATTCAGATTTCTTTTTACTAGTTTCTTCATTCTCCACAATCATTGCCCACTTACTAGTTTATCTATACATCTATTACTGGTTCAAAATTAATAATTTCTTCTATATTAACAGGAACAAATGTTTCTAATTCTTTTATATTATCTAAAAGCTTAATCATATTATAATTCAAAGCAAACTCATTAATACCTGTATGCTCTCCTAAGAGATCAGTATAAGCATCAAGAACTGCTGTTCTCATAGATTGATTATCATCAAGATTAAGTAAAAGCTTATCAGCAAATACTTTACCTTTACCTTTTAGACCTTTAATGTTATCAGTAGAATCACCAGTTATAACTTGTGTCCATAAGTTATAAGCTGCTACATCACTGTTAATCTCATAAGAATCATCTGTTTTGTAATTAAAATGAATTCCTTCAATCTGGTTTAAATCTTTATCTGTGTGTACAATTTTAGTAGAAACACTTTGAGATTTGAAATAGTTATTAGCCACATTAACTAAATCATCAGCCTCATACTTATTTAATCTAATAAACTCCCAATTATTTATACAATAATCAGTTAGATCTTTTAAATGTTTAGGTTTTTCTAATGCTTTCCTATTAGCTTTGTACTCAGGATATAAACTATATCTATGAGATCCTCCTGTTAATAATGCAACATAGTACATACAACCTGATCCTACTAAGATATTAGTAAAATGAATATTAAATTCATGTATTACTTGATCTAAAGTTCTTTCAGTTTGATCACCATATTGTAGTATCTGTTCATCAGTCTGCTTCTTATTAGCAGCTGTTGCAAAAATTATACTATCAGCATCTATAATAGCCACCTTATAGTCACCTTTTTGTATAACTTTTACATTATTAAGAAAGTCAACTAAGGTTCCCCTTAGCTGACTACTTAAATTAATTTTACTTTTATTCTGCATATTCTACTACATCTTCAGTATGCATTACATCAAGCCACATATTATATATTTTTCTATATGGTTCATTTTGAACAAACATTTGGTAATAACGCCACAATTCTTCATCACCTGACTCATAAGCAATTACAAATTGATCAGCAGATATTGATTCAGGATAGCAATAATTTTCAATCATACTACCTAAAGAGTAGTTACCGTTAACAACAGCTTCATATTCAGCTGAATGTGTACCAAATTTAAGTTCTATAGCATCTATTAATGCTGGAGAATACAAAACTTTATTTGAGTTTATCATAAATATTTATGTTACTATATTGATTAATTAAATAATCATTTATTCCATCAACTATAGCTTCATATTCTGCATATATATGTTCTTTATAGATATAACAATCATTAGCCTCATCATAATCAAATATTTCATCTAATGTTTTATACTTATCTTTTATCAAGATATCTGCTAAATCTTGAGCTACTGTTAATGAATCTAAACTTATATTAATACTTTTTAATGCTTTTTCAGCGTAGTTATTCATCATTTATAGTATAAATTGTTATAATCAGTTTTCGACTTTCATCTGGACTAGGAACATACCTGGTAGGTATTTCTCTTATAAATTGAATAGAATCATCAGCCCCTATTATAGTTTTTAAACAATCTAGCAATACCTTACGATATATTAAAGCTAGATTATCTAAATCCCAATTATTTGTACCTTGAGGTTTAATAAACTTAATGTCTACCCCAATAGGAAATAATTTTATAGGAATTGGTTTTAAATCTTTCAAATTTTTATAAAAGAATTTTTTAATCTTATTAGCAATATTATTTCTAAGATTGTGATTAAGACCTACCCAAATATCTTGACCAGATATTTTCTTATACCTAGGTTTACCTACACTACGAATATTTTTTAATACTCTTTCTTTAGTTTCAGTGTTTATAAGTTCATCTAATTTATTAAAATGATACTTATCATTTTGATATTTCTTAGGTATCTTATCCTTCTTTTTATAATAAACAGGTCTTCTTTTATTACTAAGGGTTACATATTCTATGTAATCTCCGATACTTACCTGATAGATTATATCTTTCTCATCAATTCTATATCCCACGATAATCTATGTTTAAATGTGTTATAGCAGGCTATCTATCAACACTTGAGCATCATCTATACCATATACTCTAATAAAGTCACTAAGATCTTTAACACCGTATTGGTCAGGAATAAATGTAGGTATTATATCACTATATTGACTAGTAAGATGAACAGTACCCTGTTTACCTCCTTTATCATTATCATATAATGAATAAATATATTCAATACCACATTGTTTTACCTCTTCATAAATCTTATTAGATAATGAATTCATTTCACCTTGTAAACTTATACTTTGGTACCCCAATTTATATAGACACATGACATCTTTCAAACTCTTGGTTATAATTAGGATGTTTTCAGAAGTAAACTTCTTACTAGGATCTAATAAACACTTGGTCATAAAATAGTCATATCCCTCTATATCATTTTGACTACCAGAAAACAGCCATTTAGTCTTCTTGTTTTGGGTTAAAGGACAATAGATTTTGTATGATTGATGAAATTCATACGCATATACAGGATTCTTGTAATTGTATATACGACATAAATTACCATTCAACCATACATATTTACAACTATGCACATTAAATAGTTTTAGAGTTTCTAGATCGATGTGATATTGACTCCAATAATCTATATCTGTTTGTGTATAGTTTTGTTTTTCTATTGTAATGATATTTTTCTTAATAGATGGTCTAATACTATCACTAGAATTAAATAACATTCTAGTAGCATTAGTACTTATATCCATTAATTTAAAGTCATTGGAAATGATTTTAAGAGCTTCCTGAAAATTACAACTATATAACTTTTGTACTATACTAAAACAATCAAATGTTTCATTTGTACTAAAATCTTTAGCAATAAATTTATCACCAACATACTTAATCCCAAAGCTAGGATTTCTATCCTCTCTAAAGGGTGATGATATTAGATTACTATATTGTAATTTGATATTAAGATAATACTCAATAATTTGTTGATCAGATAGCCTACTTAACACAAAATCTTTGGTTATGTAAGAATCTTCGGATTTCACATTTGAAAAATCAAACATAACCTAGATTTTTATGTTAGTAAATATTTATTAGAAAGGTAGATCAGTTGTAACTGATTTAGGTGTGTTAGCATCAACAGTAGCTTTGTTCACACGCTTAAGATCGTACTCAATGTTAGGATTATAACTAAGTGCACTCATTTCAGGAGTAATAGTCATAGGCTCAGCAAAGTTAGGAAGACCTAATACAGTCTTAACATATACTTTACCATCACGCTGAGATACATATTCTTCACCAGTAAACTTAATTCTTAGTTTCTTACCGTTAAGAATCTTATTGATATCTTGTAAGGTTGTTGCAGAATTAACTACATTCTCATCAACAACTTTAGTCATTAAATGTTTTAGTTTCCTCATAGTATATTGAGGAGCATTACCTTCCATAGACATATCAATACTAAGTTCTGCACCATTATCTAGACTAAAAGGTACACGCAAAACTGATTTACCATTAGGTGTTGTTTC